TAGCTATTGTGACTACTCCTGTAATACCAGTGCCTCTGACGCGCTGACCCACTGTCAACGTCCCGCCCTGTACATTATCCACAGTCACTGAGGTAGAAGCAGACACCGCACCATCTACATCGGCGGTAATCTTTGTGCTGCTGCTCTCAAATATCGTGTCTCTGGATAAGGTCGTGCCAGACAAGGTATATGTGCCTAAACCAACCTCAAAGTCCGTACCGTCAGAACATGCGTAATAGGTGGTGTTGCCATCACCTATTGTTGAAAAAGCATCAAACGAAGTACCAATAGCACCAGCCAGTGTATATGTGCCCGTGCCCGTGGTAGTGCTTGTTTCTTTAATACGGTCTTTGATAACCAGTGCCATTACTTCAACTCAACACTCAAGTTAGTTGCGTTAATACGGAAGATATCACCCGTAGCGATTGTCTTGCTTGCATCCAGCGCACCAATGAACAGGATGTTAGACCCGTCAAAAGTTAGCTTGGTATCGTCTGCAATAGTTACAGCAGTGTCCAGAACAATCGCGTTCTGTGAGGTTACTGTAGCTACACGAACAATCCCTGATGCGCCTGTGTTAAGAACCACATCACCCACAGCAATCGTCCCAACATTACCGTCAAGAGCTACGCTTGTAGAAGAAGTAACCGCACCGTTTACATCGGCTGTTGCAATGTTTGCGTCAGCAATGAAAGCGTGTGTCACAGTATAGCTTGCAATACCGCTTGATGCAGAATACTCGATGTTATTGTCGTTCTTAATTAACTGCTGGTCAGAAATCACTGTGTCAGAAATGCTGTGTGACGCGGCAGTTGTGCTTGACGTACCACGAGTACAACCTGTCAAAGTGTTTGTACCATCAAATGTCAGAGCCGTGTCATCAGCCAGTGTAACAGCAGTATCCAGCACAAGTGAAGTCTGTGATGTCACAGTAGCTACACGAACTGTACCAGAGATACCTGTACCTGTTACAACCATGCCAACGGTGATTGTGCCGCTGTTGCCGTCTACAGTTACGCTAGTGGATGATGAAACAGAACCATTTACATCGGCAGTGGCAGAGCCATCCTTGCCTGTAAATGTGATGATTTCGTCATTGATTGTTACTGTGCCTGAAGTTGGAAAGGCTTCGCCATCTGTCAGAATCAGTTCTGTGTCAGAAGCACCAGCCGCTACAGCCAATGTGGTAACAGATTGTTTCCAGTCTGCTGCCGTTACTTGCTGGCGAGTATAGTTAGCATCTTCACTATCTACACTAACTTCTGTTAAGTTACCATGTTCAGCATTACCTACAGCGGTAGCCAAACCAACATAAATGCTGTTGCCTGGTGAAGCAAAGGAAAGAGAGTCATTCTTGAACAGATAGTCCAAGATGCGTCTTTCCAGATATGTGGTTGCCGCGTTACTTGTTGCCATCTTACAAACTCCTAAGTTCTTGGCCTATCTGGTAAGCCCCGTCTATATGCATCACTGTTCTCTCTAGCTTCTGCCAAATCCTTCAGTCTTTGAATTTCCTGCGCGAACCTTTGTTCGTACAGTTGCATCATGTCAGCTTCACCTTTCATATAAGTATATGCTTCTACAAGTGAGCCGTAAAGAAGAGCGTTCGGGGCATTCTCGCTCAACCATGATGTTCCTGCGCCTGCGCCAGCAGTGATGCTGGCCGGGCGATAATAGTAATGTAGTTCTACCGTATATGCTTGGTCTGGGGTAGGTCCTAAAATAAAATTGTCTACGTCAAAAATAGCATAGTACTGCGGCACAGAAGTTGAACCGTAATCAATGTTGTACTGCTGGACATAGTTAACATCCTTCAGCATTAAAAATGCTTCACTGCCTGACGTTGTTATCTGCAAAGAAAACGGAGCTAAATAATCCCCCGGCACACTTAAATACGGGTCTGCCGGTGTCAGAGTGGATGTGGCGTTCTTACGAAATAGTTCTAAGTCAACAAGTGTGAAAATACGGTCTTCTGCCGAACGAATAAATATAGGCAGGTTGTTTACGAAAGATGTCTCCGTATTCTCTGCAAAATCTTGAATAGCTGTCTGTAACTGTGTGTATGTGAAAGACATGACCTATTTCCTATGGAGAAAGTGTAACGGGGCCAGCGGTCGCATTTTGACCGCCGCCTCGTGTACTTCCGGCTGTCGCGGTTCCGCTGGACGCTGTGAACGTGTACGTGTCAGCAGTGACCACAGTAATTGTATAACCCGACGCATTTTCTAAAACCGCTTTTGTAAACCCATCAAACCCATTTGTTTTACGAAATCTTACTACATCCCCGCTTGTACGTCCATGATTTCGCTCTGTTACCGTAATAACAGCAGAACCAGCAGAGCCGGACTGAAAAGGATTTGCAGTAAGAAGAACAGCGATAGCAGTTTCTGTGCGCTGATCAGGGCGGGGGTCATACAAAGCCTGTGGGTCTGCACCTGTCTTGATTGGATCTAGCTGGGGATGCTTTGCTTCGTATTCGTCAGGGCCTACCTTAGAACCGTTCCATTCCGTAACCATTTCATTAAGACGGTATCTAAAACCAGAGCGGTCTGAATATCCCCACGCCTGTTTGCCAGATGCATATCTCGCCATTAATTCACCCGCAGATATTGAATACTAGGCTGAAGCTTCAGCGGTACTCTATCTTCGTCCTCATCTGCTGCACGTTGGAACTCTTCTTCATACACAGCTTTCAGAAGCTGCACTCTGTCTGGTGCTTTCTTCATAGCAATGTAATACGCCAGACCAGCAACCATGCAGGGCAGGAAGCGGAAAGGTGCGTCTGTTGTGTTAGCTAATGTGTCCACATCTTCGATGCGGCTTACATAGTAATAGATAAGTGTGTCGGTAGAACTGTCTGGGGTGGCCCACAACGTAATCTGTGGGGCAGTTTGCCTGTTAAAGTAGTATTGGCTGGGGCGGCCTTCTGTAGCCTTGTTTGGCAGGGCTAGATACTCGCCGCGTGACATACGAGTAAGTTCGTAATCTATACCACTTCTACGCACCACAACCTCTAGCAGATCAGTATAAGCGGTAGAAAATGTATATGTAGCCGTCCCGGCGGTCAAAGGCTGTGTGCCTTGCTTTACTGTCCATAGGTTCAAACCACGGTTAGCCCAGTCAGCAAACATCAGGTTCATAGAACGACGTGCTGTTTTGGTGTCATAACCAGTGCGAACCTCAAGACCACAACGCTCAAAGGCTTCTTCGATTATCTCTGCGACATCTAAGTCAAAATTAGTTGAACCTGAAGTTGCCACTTACTTTTTCCTTCTCAAAGGTTTTACACGGCGAGGCTTGCCAGCAGGTTGGCCAAGACGTTTCTTCTGTGATATTCTACTACGTTTTTCCGCAGCCGTCATCTCTTTGGACGTTTTGGGAGTTTTGCTCGATACACGCTTGGACGGTCTGCAATAAGGAGTGCCTCTCTTCTCACCCTTTTTACGCCCACACGCCTTACCAGTGCGAACATCCTTCCACTCTTCCTTAAACCACCGCTTCAGCGCAGCACCTTTTTTTGTCTTACGAACTGCCATATGCTATCCAAATCACCCAAAAAACTAACAACGCGCTAAGAAAAACTAAACTACCTATCGTTCCCCATTCTATCAGTTGTGATATCTGTTCTTCTCTTCGCTTCTTTTCAGCCAGCCTTTCTTTTCTTATCTGAGCCTGTATCCTAATAATTTCATTCCAGCCATTAAGACCATAGTTGCCTATAATAAAGTTGCGAAGCTCCTCTTCCATCTTCTCCGCTTTTTTCTTTATGGCAAATGTTTCTAGTGCCTCTTCTTCTACGCTGCCGAACCGCCGACCCTTTGCCTTATCGTGGCCTTGTTTAATATTGTTAATGGCGTTCATCCATTTGCCGATGTCCCCGGCCATGGACTCAACTTCTTTGCCTATCTGGAACCCTTTGCGAATCGCCTGATAAGCACTTGTAGCAATAGCGAACGCACTAACTGGATCCATACTATGACTGCGTTACACGCCCTTTCGTTCTCTTACGTCTACCATTCATTACAGCACCACATCCACGCGCCACCGCTGTTCCGTCAATGGCTGCTCCTCGGAATGCGCGTTTCGGCTTTTGCTCGTGTATGCCACCACAGGCTTTCTTTGCTGAGTTGCCCCAATTGGAAGCACCGACCTTACGGCATTTAGCGAGTGCGCCGCTTGCGTAGGCTGACGGCCATACCTTGTAACGGCCTTTAACCTTGTGATAGCAAGCATCTTTGCTACCGCCTTTGCTAGTTTGTTTCGACATTGACTTGCGCGATATCACTTGACCGCTCCTTTAAATAATAATCCCAAAGCTCTGCCAACATGATGTGATTCTGGTCAACCTTTACCGCAATGACAGCCGTGTCTGTCTTGAGTTCTACGACAGACACTGCAATCCATCCTAAAAAGGCTAATGTTGCAGCACCAATAAGACTGTTCATGTTTAGCATTTCCATCTCCGCCGGGCAGCGCAAATACGTTTCTTGGGGGTTTTACTACAATTGATGCCGTGCATCTTCATTTGGCCCTTGGACCGCGCACAGTAAGACGTGCGTCTCTTTCCACCACCAGGCTGTGGTGCCTTCAACTTAGAGCCTGTAGCCCTGTTGTATTTAGCACGGCCCTTGGCCGTGAGTCCTGCGCCTTTGGAGGCGGGAAGCTTCTCACCGCGCTTCACTGACAGACTAACAGATTTTTTCTTTTTTGTCGTCTTCTTTGCCACTATAAACTTCCTTGTTCTTTCACAAGAACGCCTTCGCCAAAAATACCTATGTCAGCGGTCTGACTGTTCATTTTTACCTGAAATTCGATTGTTGTCTTTTCTGGAACCTTAAACGGTATAACCCTTTGAATATCCATGCGCTGCAAAAACTGTGTCTGCGCCACATTAAAAACACGGCCATCTGAAAATGTGTTGCGATTTCTAAAAGTCATAATTTTAGTGTCATTGTTCGCACTAGCCGTAAAGGCATCAATACGACCAAGATAAAACGAATGCCCAGCAGGCACCGTATATACAGCAGCTTGGTTCCTACCATATCCTGCATTAATTGCGGCATAAGTTGTCGCCCCAACTTTGGCAGAAACTAAACCCACTGCATTTCCAGAAACAGTAATAAGGTCGTTTATGTACTTAAATTCATTAGTCGTAAGAACACCTGTCGTGCCGTTCAAGGCAACAACTTCTCTTATCTCTACATAATTATCGTCAAGCCCCACAATTAGAATGGACACAGCCGTATCGCTTGCGCTGCTGCTAGACAACGTCAATTGTGATTGTGAGGATAGAAAAGAAAGTGCCGCAGTATTGGCAAGCTCCCACGGCGTTCGGAAAGTTGTCCCAATCGCCGTGGCAGTGCCAAAGATATTACGAGCCGTATGACCCGGAATTTGGCCACGACTAACCTGTAGCTCAAAAGGCTCTGATGTGCCCTGTTGGCTAATAGAACGTAAGTCGTAGACCATATGCGCCTCTAAGCGAGGAAGATTGTCAGTTCTGCACCTGTGCCGGATATTGCGCTTACATACACCCCATCTTCTGCAATAATGCCGTGGTCAGGAATGTTTAGAACATTCTGTCCTGTTGGAAATTTTTGCGTCAAAAGAGTTGCACCACCATTACCGTTAGTAATGGTGAACGCGCCAGCACCTGTTGCATACATAACAACCTGCTTAATACGAGAACGTCCGGGGCCTACGGCCCCTGTTCCCGTGACATTATAGGCTTTTACTGGACTTGCCATGTCAGCCTCCTATTAAGCAGCGGCTGTTGCGCCGTTGTCTACACGAATCCAGTTAGAGCCGTCTGAAAACACCACGTTGCCAGTACCATTACCTGTGGTTTCAGAAGCTTTCAATGCATCTGATACATAGTACATATAGCCTTCGTTAGCAGCAGCGGCTGTTGGAAGGTTTGCGAATGTGATTGGGTTCAACCAGAAAGCAGTGTTTGTCTTTACTGGACCTGAAAAAGTAGTACGAGCCATTTTATACTCCTGTCGTGGCTAGTGTCAGCCGCCCCATGCGGCTGTCAGGGATGAAACTATTATACGATAAACGAAGGGCGGCTACAAGAGCCGCCCTTACTATTCCCAAGTACGATAACAAGGGAGGGGTTATTTATGCGCCCGGTGAACCGAACACAGCGCGTGGGTCGGAATAACCGAAGCTATAACGCTCACGAGCCTTAAAGCGCATGTTGCCTGAGTCGAAGTCAGCTTCCATGCCTGTAGACATTGGAGTACGCTCAAAGTGCTTGAAGCCATTTGGCGCATCTGTCTTGATGAAGAACGCATCTGGGTCTGTCAGGAAGTGGTTAACAGTGTAACCCTCTGGTAACATACCCATGTTGCGAATGGCGTTCACATCATTGTCGGCTGTGCCTACGCGCAGTGTAGATTCCAGCAGACGGTCAGCAACAAACTGAAGCTGTGGTGGAACGATAAGCTTGGTACCGCGCAGGGCGATAATCAAGTTACGCTCGTCAACGAAAGTTGAGATGTCAATCAGAGCATTCTCAAGTGAAGTTTCGTTTAGGTCAGCAGCAGTTGATGGCTCGTTGCGGAATGTGCCACCACCAGCAAGCGGGTGGTCAGTTGCACAAAGCTCTTTACCATCGCCACCAGCGAAGTTGCTGTCAAACGCATTATTCAGCGTTGCGGCAGCTTTAACTTGCTTGGTGTGTGCCATTGAACGTGCCAACGCACGGGTGTAGCGTGCGCCAAGACGGTCATACAGGTTATCTTCCATTGCTTCTTCAGTCAGCGCGAATGCCAATGAGATTGTCTCATGGGTGTAACGAGCTGTGTATGCTTCTGAAGCATTGTCGAAAGATACGCCTGCGCCTTCTTGTTTGGTTTGGGCGTTACCGAAACCGACCAACATTACCTCTTCTTCAAACGCACGGTCTGATGATTCGGTGTCGTAGATTTCAGCGTGTTCCGCGTCATAGCGGTCATATTCCATGCCGAACAGGGCGTTCAGGCCTGGCTCTAGTTCTTTAACTAGCTGTGCTCTTGAAATAGCCATTATCTAGTCTCCTTATGCCAAGCCAGCGGTGCCGCCGCTCAGAACGTGGTTATTGATAACAACCATGACATTGGTGTTTGCGCTGCTAGTATCGCTATTCTCAGGGTCCTGAGAAATGTCGATTGCTTTCAGCGGAAGTGTTGTTGTAACCGCACCAGTTGTCACATCCAGTTCTGTGCGAGACATACCTGATTTTGTGTCGCCTGTGCCAACAACAATGTCAAAGTTACCGAACAGGTCTGTGACAGGGAATGTGTCATCAGCCTGAATCTCATACACTACATCTGGCGCATCAATTACGAATGCTTCAATGTCAGCAGCCGCGATTGAGCCAGGGTAGTAGTTTGAGAATGTTTCCTTACCAGAAACAGGGTCAGTGTAACGGCAGCCGTTGAACACACCCAGAACAGCATCTGTTTCGCCAGCAGCTTTAACCCCAATTGTCCCGGCGGTCAGTGTTTCCACTAAGTCACCCTGGAAAATTGCAGTCGCGTAGTTGTTGGCAATGCGATAGCGGTTCTGTTGGTTCATAAAGGCAGAGCCGTTCATCATCCGCGCTGGGCGCAGACCAAAGGCAGCATCTTTATTTGCCATCTTGAACTCTCCTTACGAGTTTATTTTTGACCTCTTGAGCCAAAAGTTACTGAACTTGAACGCTGCGGGTTCAGCTTTGGCATTGCGGCATTTGACTCCCGCATCCAATCTCTGTCCACAGCTTCCATTTGATTTTCTGTGACACTACGGTAATGTGCGTCACGCTGTTCCACAATCTCTTCAGGTATTCTG